ATGGTTTTCTTATCGCTGCCTCTCGCATCCGTCAAGCTGCTTCATTCGATGGTAGGGTTGACGATGCGAGAGGCTGTGATAAGAGAGGTACACAAGGAGGGTATAGGAGGCGATAAGGAGAGCTTCAAGCCCCCTGCTTCGCAGGCGGGCTTGAAGTATCTTATATATAAGGAAGGTTTTGTCTCTCTTATATAACTTTTCTCCTCTTCCTTTCTTCTTGTGTGCCACTTGGATTTTTTACCATTTTTGTATATTTGTGTGCCACCTAGAACGATTCTCAGCGGTAACGCAGCAGCTTGATGTTCTTGACGCATTGTGCCCCTCGTTCATCCTGCTGTGACATTATCCCTTCGTCCATCATTTCTTCGATGCTGCGTTCACTCACCTCTTTCTTTTTGTCTCCATCCATGTCCATGTGACTAAGCCAATAGGCAGCTGCCATTGTGACGGCATCCAAGCGGTCGTCATGAGCGATGGCGTTCTTATCACGGCAGATACGGGTCATCTGGTAGATGAGGCTGTATGCCTGTCCCTGTTCATACCGCCGATAGTCGCTTTCGATGACGCTCTGGTTGACGATGAGCTTGTGCCGCATAAGGATTGGTTCGAGCGTGTCAATGATGCGCAGTTCCTTCTGTTTGGTGTGCTTTACTTCGGTGATGGCGCAGGGGTGTATTTTGGCGAAGATCGGGGACATGATTTTGGTGAACATTCCGTCACCAAAGTTTGCCTCCACGATAACTTCATTGACCTGCCAGAACTTTGCCAACTGTGCCATCTGGGTGAGGGCAAGGTCGCTGTAGCCCTCGGTGAAGCCTCCTACGTCCATAAGGAAAAGATAACCATTGAGGGCTTTCACGACTGCATAAGCACTCTCGTCGCTGCCGCGTCCCGCAGGGTCAATCGCCATGACGGTGCCTGTGTAGGGTTGTGTCTCTGGGCTGCGGGAAAGGGGCGCATAGTACATATCCCCATTCATGGCGACGCATGGGATGTCTCCAAGCCGCTGTGCATTGCCGTTTGCCCATGCCCACTTGGTACTGGTCTCATGGGGGTCAAGGCTGTCAATGATGAGGTCAGAAACTTTGAGCGGGTATTTCTCGTAGTCGCTGAGGTTGGTGTTGAGCATGAACTGTAAGGCAAAGCCCGCACGACCATAGGAGAGGCGTCGCTTTTCGATTTCGATGTCGTCAAAGCGTTTGGGGTCTGTGGGCTGCCCCGCGTACTTCTCTGGGTCGCTGTAGTATCGCTCGGTGATGAAGGGGGCAAGGCTGCCGCCGTAAGACAATAACTCTGCTTCGCTCTCTGGGTAGAGGACTGTCCAGATGCGTGTCTCATAGCCGCGTTTCTGCAAGGTGTTGTAAAGGCTGGCTTCGTTCTGAGGTGTGCCGAGGTAGATGATTTGTCCACCAGGCTTTAGGATGGCGTCGTATTCTTTGACCGCCTCAGAGAGTTTATCCCGTTGCAGCTGTGTGCCGCTGTTCTTCGGCACCTCAACGTCATCTGAAATGAGTAGGTCGGCGCGTGTACCTGTGATCTGTCCTGTGATACCGACGGACTTGACGCTCGGGGAGATGTCTGCCTGTGCCCCGCCGACGTTGAAGATGTTCTGGGTGTCGAGCTGGGTTTTGTCGGCTTTCATGTCGGCGAGAAAGGGGATTGTCCGTATGATGCTTTTGACAAAGCGGGCGTTGTCGTCGGCACGGTCACGGGAGGCTGAGATGATGAGGACTTTGAGGTCACGATTCGACCAAAGTCGCCACACTGCGTAGGCGCAGGTGAGGAAGCTCTTGGCGACGCCGCGAAAGCCTTGGATGACGATGCGATCGCTCGGAGGGTTCTGCAAATACTGTGCGATGTCTACCTGTATGGGTGTGGGGTTGGGCAGTCCGATGGATTTCCATACGATATAGACAAAAGCCCAGAAGTGCTTCTGAGCCTTCGCAATATCTGCGTCCGACCAGTTCAATGGACGACCTCAGTACCGTTTACGAGGTCGGGGATGCTGTTCATGTCGCGGACAATGGTCTCCACGCCCTCGGTCTCGGTGGTGGTGATGAAGTCGTTGTCTTTGAGGAACTGTCGCACCTTGGCAAGGAAGGCGGGGTTACGCCTCATCTCTGGGTCGTTCAGTCCTTCGATGAGTGCGTTCGCTTCCTGCTGGGCAAGGGTGTCGATAAGTTCCTGTGGGAGTTTGATTCCTGCCATGTTGTTTGTCTCCTTTCTTTAGAAATGTACTTTCCACTGTACTTCCCCGCCATTGACCTTGTTGTCTTTCAAGTCGTAGTGTAATTCAAGGGCGATGGAGCGATCTTTGCTATAGTTGCGTTGAAGGCTGATGGGGATGTAGGGGTTGCCGTCGTGGACGCCTGTCCCGATGCCCAGTTCCCAGTTGCGGTAATTGTTAATTTTGTAAATGCCGACGGGTACGTCTTTATTCTCGGGCTGGTCTGCAACGACGGTTTTGTCTGTCTTTGCGAGAGCTTCGGGAGGAAGCGTAGGGTCGCTTTTGGCGAGCTTTTTCTGTACGGTATGGGTAACACTACCCCCCGGCTCATAAACCTCGTTATAGACGGTCTGAGGGCGTTTTACGGCGGTCTGTGCATCACGAATCTGTGCTGCGGCAAGCTCTGCGTTGGGTTTGTTCAGTTTCAGTTCGTTTTGCAGGACATTGGGGTTCTGTGCCTCCTCACTGGTGAGGATGGTTTGTGTCTCAACGGGTTGGTGATCTCTCTGCATGAAGTGAGCACAGCCGTAAAGACAACAAACAAACAGGATGGAAAAGGCAAAAATAAAAAAGGCATCCGCGTGGATGCCCTTCTTAATCTTGCTCCATCCTTTACGCATAAAGGATGTTGGCGTCAAAGCTCTTTCCTCCAATCTGTGCACTGTCGGTGTACTGCCACATATAGCCTTTGAGGTCATCGTCGCTGCCCCACTGGGCGTTCCAGACGGCGCAGCCGAGGGATTTCCAGTCGATGTAGTCACACAGCCACGAGTAGCTGGCGTAGATGCCGCAGTCAAGTCCGATGGTCTCGCGGAAGGCGCGACACATTTCGGTCATCTCCTGCGGGTCGAAGGCAAAGCCCCTGCGTGCCTTGTAGCCATCTGCGTCCTCCATGTCGTAGAAGACAGGCAGTTCAAGGAGAACTCCTGCGCCCTCGATGACGCGGCGGCAGTGCTCTGCTTCCTCGCGTGCCTGGGCGACATTCAGCCCGTAGCCGTAGTGGTACGCGCCGCAGATGAGCCCTGCCGCGTGCGCTCCTTCGACGCTCCTCTGGAATTCTTCGTCGGTGCCTGCGCGCCCATAGGAGCTGCGGACGATGGCGAATTCATAGCCCGCCGCACGGACGGCGTTCCAGTTGACACGTCCGTTGTTCTCGGATACGTCGATTCCTCTTTTCATTTGTAATCCTTCTTTCTGATGTTCTTTTCGGAGGCAAGTTGTTTGAGCCGATGATGGAGAAAGGATGGGATGATGCTGCCATAGCCCATGCGGTCGGTGTTCTCAATGATGCTGAGGGCTTCGATGACGGAGAATCCTGCAATCATCATGGAGCGAAATATGTCCTGCCCACCCGCTGTGTCAAGGAGGCTGCCGATGCTGATGCTGAGCAGGATGCCGGCTTTCTTGAACAGTCCTTTCGCTCCGAGTTTCGAGCCGAGCTGTCCTGTGATGAAGGCGACAGAAAGTCCTGTCATGATGTCGAGCACCATAAGGGCAAAGATTGCCATGAGGGGTGCGTCGATGCCTCCCATGGCAAAGGAGAGGATGCTCCACAGGACACCCGCTGCGATGCCAAGTTTGACTTCGAGCGGTGTCCAGAGGGTTGTGATAGTTTCGTAAAGGTTGTTCATTGTACCTGCTTTCTTTTTATCATGGATGTTTTGCGGCAATGCGGCGATCTACTTCGGCGAGGAGTTGGTCGAGTGTCATGTTACCGAGCTTTTCGGCGTTGGATGCTGTACCGCGTAAAGTTCCTTCAAAGCCACCACCCGCTTTCATTAAGCCCGACGTATAGATATGTTTTCCTCCATACGCACGAAGCCAATCCTTATCAGTCATATGCCAACCTCCACCCCATTTTTGCCAATGGATACCGCAGTTGTCATTACATCTAAACCAGTCGTTTGCGTAAAAAGTAGATGCGGTCAATGCACCAGTCATTGTATCGCCGCTTTTGCTGACCTTCCCTGCCAATAGATTCAACATCGTGGTCGCAAAGTTCGGGTCGTTGTTGAGTGCTCTTGCAAGTTCCTGCAAGGTGTCAAGCGTCTCCGGCGCGGAGTTCACAAGGGTTGCGACTGCCTGTGCAACAAAGGCGGTGCTCGCGATCTGCGCATCATTCGTCCCCTTCGCCGCTGTCGGCGCGGTTGGTTTCCCCGTGAGCGCGGGGGATGCAAGGGGAGCTTTGCCATCCAGAAGATGATTGACTTCGCTCTTGGTATAGCTGTCCGATGGCGCTGTCCCTCCTGCTGCGGTGGTGACGACCATAGGCTTTGGGTTACTGCTCCTGCCGAAGTAGTCATTCATCCCCTCGGGGTCAGTGCTAAGTCCGCTGCAATTCCGTACGATCAGCTCCCATGGCTGTGCTCCCTGCCGTGTCGGGATGTTTGTCCCTCGGTAGAACCAGAATATATGCCCCTTCATGTTGGTGATGATGTTCTCGAAGATGGTTTTCTGTGGCATGACGAGAACGCCGTCAAAGGCGCAGCGATAGGTATTCCCATGTGAGACAACAGTATCGCCGATGCTATATGGGGTCTGTGCACACCATGTGTCCGCGCCCCCATTTCCAGACACATATTCCCAGATGATGTCTCCATCAACACAGTAGGGATTACCGCGTGTGGGGGTGATGCCGCTGGTGGTGCCGTCGTGTTTTGCGAGCTGGTAGATGTTGCCGCGTGCTTCACAGTAGGCATCCCGTGCGTACCATGCGTGTGGTTTCCAGACTTGTCCGATGAATTTTAGGGTGGCTGTCCCCCATTTGTGTGTGCCGAACCATGCGGTGTTATATGGGGGGTGTTCGGGAAGTGTGCCCTCGGTGAGGGCTTCGTAGATGCGTCCTTCGGCGATGAATTTCTGCCCCGCCGAAACGCTCATTCCCGCTGTCCATGCACCACACCAGTCTTTTGTCTTGCCGATGTATGTCCACCAGCATCCGTCGGGTTCGTTGACGGCGTCGTTGCGCCCGTCCAGTTCGGTGCCGCTTGTGTGGGTGGGGAAGGTGCCGTCGCTTGTGCCGCCGTGGACGCACTCATACATATACAGTTCGTACCAGTTGGACTGGCTGACGGCGCAGATGTCGCCTGTGCTGTATGTGTATTTGGATTTCCAGAGGATGTCGGGGGCGTAGCGCAGGGTGGCTGTGCCGCAGGTGAATTCGTTTGTATCGGTACGCGTAGGCTTTTCCGCAAAGGAGAGTACCCCAGCTTTGGTGCAAATGTAGTATCGGGTGTTGTAGAACTGGGTCTTTTTCTCGGTGTCAATAAAGGTTTCATGGACGCGCACGACTTCGTTTTTGTTGATGGCGGTGCGCTCCCCTCCCCAGTTGACGCCGCGCCCAATGTACTTCCATGTGACGCTGCCATCGTTGCATCTGCCGTAGACGTGGGTGGGACGCTGTGTGCTGGTTGTAGCACGACGCGTTCCTGTGATCTTGAAGCCCGCGAAGTGGGTGCTTGGGCTGCTTGATTCGATGAGGCAGTTGCGGCAGGTGATTTCGGGGAACTGGAAGTGTTTGGTAATGGCTGTGGCATCGGGGGAGAATTCCATTTTGAAGATGTTGAATTCATTGTCGGGCGGGTTGTGGACGATGACGCGGCATCCGTCCACGTTGACAAGTCCCTCAAAGATGCGCCCGTAGGTGAGGTTAAACTCTACCATGTGCGCCGATCCGTAGGAATCAGTGGGGATGTCGTTGTAGTGGAAGATGCAGTTGGTGAAGGAGGCAACGCCTCTGCCGTATCCAATCTGAATGGCATGGTTGTAGAAGACACATTCTTCTGCGTAGAGGTTGCTGAAATAGTCGTGGATGTCAAGGCGGTTCATGTGACAATGTTTGAAGTGGATGTTCTTCACACTGTCCATCGCAGTCGCACCCCAATAACCCTGCATATTGCAGTCCTCTACGTGTACGTCGGAACAGTTGGTGATACGGAGCATATAGCCCGATGTACCGTTGACTTTGCCATTCTTCTTGCCCGATGCGTTGAAGCCTTGGAGGTTCTTGACGGTGACGTTGTAGCTGTCCCAGAGGTAGATCATGGCATTTTTGAACTTACGGTTGTGAAGCTCTCCCTGCCTTGGTCGGAAGGTAAAGTCGCGGATGGTGGCGTTGTGTCTCTTGCACCACATGACGGAGCAGTATTTACCCGCCGAGACGGCAAGACGCACGTCACATCCGACGAATGTTCCGCGTACGGCGGGCAGGTAGGTGAAGGATGCCTTAAAGTGCGTGAAGCTCTGTTCGGTGCGTACTGTACCGCTGCCAAGGTCGGAGATGGCACAGTTGATTTCCTCGCCTCCTGCGTGCCTCCAATCATCGGTGAGGGGGCTGACGCAGATGCCGTCCATGTCATGTACGAGCAGTTCCCGCCGTGCGACGGTATAGAGGTAGCCCGAATCGTCGCGTGCACAATAGGGGTCTTCCTCTAGCTTGATGACGGTGTTCTGATGAAAGAGGTCTGTCCCTGCGTGCGGAAGGTAGAAGGTATCTGCTTTGAGGTCGCTTTTGACTTCATCGGAAAGCTCTGCCTCGTAGTTGAGTGCGTTGTTGTCACCCCAGACGTAGATGCCGAACCAGGTGGCGTTGCTGTCATCGACGAGGAGGGTTGCGCCTGAGAGGTCTACGTCGCTGCTGCATACGATGGCATCCGTGCCTTTCTTGTAGATGATGCCGTCATGCTGGGCTACTTTGCAGGTGTAAATCTTGGTAAGCCCCTTGTCATCATAGACAAAATGGCTATCTGCATAGCGGTGACACTGCCGCATGGCAGGTTCATCGTTGCTGATGCCGTCAAGGACTGCACCGAACATACGGTAGTTGACTTCGCTGTGCTCATCCAGCATGGCATAGAGACCATTTTCCAGTGGGATTGCCCACGGGATCGCATTGCCATATTTGTCTTTGTTGTTCTTGACGACGCGGTACTGTGCTCCACCCCCTACCCGCGTACGGTCGTAGTTACGGGTGCGAACGATGTGTCCTTCGGCAAGGTGAGGGTAGCCCTGCATTTCTTTGATGCTGTCGAACCAAAGGGAAGCGTAACTGCTCCCCTCCCCTCCTGTGTTGCCCCCTCCTCCCTGTGTGCCGAACAGCCCCTGTTCTTCGATGACATGGAGGATTTGGAGCTGGAATGTGGTGAGGTCGTCGCCACGCAATACGCTGCCATCGTTGAATTCGATGAGGCGGCTGGTGGTTGTTTTGCGGTAGATTTCGATGGTCTGATGACTTGCGGTGTCACGCAGGAGGACGACTTGTGTTCCCTCTACGCGGTAATCGACGTTGTAGGTGAGTTCCACGTAATCGAGGGTAACGTGGATGAATTTTTTGGCGAGGTATTCAAAAGGAATGGTGTATTCCTTCTGCCCGCCCGCGTATTTGACGCTGACTTTGTGTTCCATAGGTTCTCCTTTATTTCTTTGGTAAGCCACTCCCTCCGATGACGTGGTCGATGTAGGTCATGAAGGGGATGAAGTTCGGGATGGGAAGGGCTTTGTAGAAGTCTTTAAGGTCTTTCTGTGTGGCGTCCCCTGTGAGGATGTCAGGGAGGGCTGCAACGGCTTTGAGGGATACACCTGTCTGGATGGCAGGAAGCTGTTTGAAGGCATCCGCAATGTTATCCTCAACGCTCTGATTCTTCCCTCGCCGCTGCTGCCTATCGACGGTTGTGCGGATGGTGGGTGCACCCGTCCACGCCTCGTAAGCATCGTTGCCGAAGGACAGCGGTGCGGTGAATGAACTCCGAAGGGCTGCGACGCGCAGGAGCTGTCCCTCATCAAACATACGCTTCATGTAGTCGTTCGCACCTGTGGCATCACCGAGGGCATACATTCCTGCCGCCTTCGCTCCCACGCGCAGTGCATAGGCTGCGGTGTTGGTAGCGATCGACATACCGAAGGCGATGCCGTCGTCGAGTTCACGCGCTGTGAGGGCACGCATGGTCTGTGCGTTGATGGCGCGTAGGTTGTAGTCTTTGAACTGAAAGAGCATCCGTGTAAACCAGCTCTGGTTCTTGAAGAAGTTCTTGTTGCCCTGCCGTGTGCCTGAGACGATTGCCCGCTCTGCGTGGAGCTGCCCCATGTAGTAGAATTTGAAGTAGCTTTCGGGGTCTTTCGTCCTCCACGCGTCGAGGTGGAATTTGACGATGTTGCCGTTTGCGTCACGCTCGATGTAGGTGTTCAAATTCTGCTTGATGCGCTCTGCCATTTCCTCGTTGACGTTTGCGGCTTTCATCTTTGCTTTGGAGAAGGGGTTGCGGAGTTTGCCGAACTCCTTCCCTGCCGCCCAGTCGACGGCGTCGACGAGGAAGCCTGTCCGCATATCACGGTACATGGAGTCGGTCATCTTGGGGAGCATATTGAGTGTGGAGGTGACTTTGCCGAGTCCCTGCACGATGTCGGAAGCTGTAATGATACCTTTGTTTACAAGGCTTCCGCGCTGTGTGAGGTTGTTGCGTGCCACCTGATCGCCGTAGGTTGTTTTCCAGACTTCAAATTCGAGGGAGCGTCCCCAGAAGTGTTTTTCGGCTTCCCGATAGGCTTCTGCGCTGACTTTGCCGAGCCGTATGTTCTGCACGAGGTCACGCAGCATGGGGATTGCCCCGAAGATACGAGCTGCCCCGCCATAAGCGATTGCGCCACCAATCTCTCCGAGCTGAGAAAAGCCCATGTTTGCGCCGTTCTTGGCGTAGGAGGCGTTCTGCAAAAGGCGGGCGATGAGTCCCATCCGTGTAAGGGTGTCTTCACGGGGTTTCATTCCGCGCAGCTCCGCGACTGCCTCTTTGATACGGTCAAGTTCTTTGATAACGCTTGCGTCAGCATCCCCATGGGAGATGGCTGCCCTGAGTTCCTGCTCGATGTCTTTGAAGAAGAGTTGCAGCTGTTTCTCTGTGCCAAAGACGTTCTTGACGGCGACCTCTCCTGCGAATCGCTGCATATTTCGCTGCATGGTGGTTGCAAGGTCGCAGCTTCTGAGGTTGTTGTCAAAGGAGAAGTCGAAGGCGTTCTTACCTCTGTTGAACGTCATGACGCCCGATGTGTCGATGGGTATGCGGGTGTCAAGGAAGTTCAGATGCCCGAGTTCACCGATGTTCTCCCCGAGGGTGGGGTCGAAGTTGGTGTCGAGGGCGTGCTCCACGGCGGCTTTAATGCGTGTCTCAAGCCATTCCTCTACCATGTCGTCGGTGACGGTTTCGTCAAGACGCGGTATATTGTCCAGTCCACGCTGTGTGAGTCCTGCGTTCTTGCGCTCGATGGCGGCGTTCTTCATTCTGATTTCGCGCTCGATTTTGGCGCGGATGACGTCACGCTTGGCAAAGGAGCGGTAATATTCTGCGAGGTCTTTCATGGCGGCATCACGCGTGTTGTAATGGGCGAGGTAGTCTGCCCGTGCGTCTGCGTCAACGACGCGCCACAGTTCATTGTCTACCTCGTACCAGTCGCGTGAGATGAAGTCATCGCCGAGTTTCCCGAACATGGCGGCTGAGTTCTTGCCGATCTCAATCTGCTCTGCGCGGTAGCGGTGGACTGCCTCTACGGCGTGCTCCACTTCCTTAGGTGCATCTGCTAAGACACAAGCCTTGTTGCCCGCGTATTTGGCGTTGTAGTGCATCTGTACCATTTTGTCGAAGGCGAGCTGTGCGCTGCGGAAGGGAAGGTTTTTGTTCCTGCCTATCCATGCGGCGCGTGCGTCGAGGTAGTCGCCAATGGGAACCGAGAGGCGGCGTACGATGGCTTCTTTCATATCTTCGGCGGGGATGGTGTTCGTGTGATTGCCCATGCCTCTGCCGCGTGCGTCGGTAAAGAGTGCGTTCGCCCTACTGCGTGCTGTGTTGCTCTGGGAGTTCGCCATGACGCCGAAGTGTGTACCGCCCAATATGCCACTCTCCAATTTCCTCCCAATCCAGCGCAGTAAGGAGGGTAAGTCCTTCTGTGTGTCTTTGGTGATGGAAGGTTCGAGGTCATAGAGATCATAGAATAGGTTCGGGTTGAGGAGGTTGTCGCGCGAGTAGCGAACGCCCGCAAAGGCGGTGGAGCCGTCGGGGTTACGATAAAAGCCATCCTCTGCACGTCGCTGTCTGACGGACTGCTCGCGCAGGATGTCCTTGATGTCCTCTCGGGAGAATTTCGCATGGTAGCCTTCTCTGCCGAGAGCTTTGTTGAAAAGTCCCTTGAGTTTCGATGTGATGTCCTCGGGAAGAACGCCCTCCTCGACTGCATGAGCGAAAACTTCTTCGGGGTCTTGGGTGTCGTATTTACGCCGCAGGGCATTGAATACACTGCCCTCCTGATTCATTGCCTGTTTGACCTGATTCATGAGGCGGCTGTATTCCTGCTTACCGAGACTCTCAAAGAGTCCTGCATGGATGGCAAACTCATGGGCAAGCAGGGACTCTACCTGTGCTGCATCTTTGATGTTGTCTGTGATGAGGACAGCGTAATCCTCGTTGGGAACGTAGAAGGCTTTGGCATCTTTAGGCAGTTCGATGCCTGTGATGCGGGAAACTGCGACGCGTGCTTTTTCGTAGGTTGTCGCGATGACGCGTCCGTTCTTCTCGAAGTTGTCGTAGACAGTAGACTTGAGTCTCTGCCCAAAGGATGTATCATGCAGTTTTTGCATTTCGCCGATGGTTTCGTTGCGGATTTGCTCTGCGGTCTCCCCTGCGGCGTGGCGGTAGACAACTGTCTCTGCATCGTCCGCGATGGCAGCGACTTCATCGGTGAGGGTGTTCCGCGCACCGTACTTCGAGAAGGCTTTGCCAATACCGTAACCGCCTACAGACAAAACAGTACCAGCCAGCATGGCGACGGCGGCGTCTAAGGTATAGTCCTGCTGCTCGCCGCTGAACGCCTCTTTGAGGTAGTCATTGACGAGGGTACTACCTGCAAGGGGGGCGTTTTGTTTGGCAAGCGCAAGCCCACTCTTTGCGGTGAGTGCTGCGATGGTCTTTGCCTTCGCGGGATTCAGAAGGGCTGTACCGAGCCGCCCGAGCATCATGCTGCCTTTGACAGCACTACCCATCGGTACAAGATTCAGTGGGTCGATGAAGTACCCTGCCGCCCCTCCCACCGTCACAAGTCCGCGTGCAATAATGGAATCGTTGTTCTCTCTCCACTTCTCGACCATCGCTTTGCGATTTTTCTCGATGAGCTTCTGGTTGACGAGCCACTGTACTTCTTGGCGGTCACGTCCGTTGAGAAGGATGAACTGCTGGGCGTCTTTGTCATCAGGGAGTGCCTTCTGCACAAAGTCAATATCTTCCTGTGTGATGGGGTCTTTCTTTTCGTACCACCATTTCCCACTGTGTGCGATGCCGCCCCATGTGTATTCGAGGGTATGGGCAAGCCCACTCTCGGTGATGGAATCCCAGAGGTTCTCGGCAGTGGCGCGAAGTGTCCCGATGTCCTCGATGGCGTCGTCGTAGCCGTCGTCATAGTCAGGCGTGGGGTCTTCGTAGAGAATGGTATTGGAGGAGGAGGCGTGAAGGGGGGCAAGCATTCCGAGTACGGAGCCCGTGTATGCTGCACTGCCTCCACCGCCGAACATATTGAGGTAACGCTGTGCCTCGTCGACGCGGTGTCCGCGCTCTGCGTATGCCTCGTCGGGGGCTTCAAAGTCGGTGCACCACCCGTTTGTGAGGGAGTCAAGGTCACCGTCATTGTTCATGAGGTTGACAAATGCGTAGCGGCGTGCTCCTCCCTCGCTGATTTCGTTGGTGAAGTGTTGCAGCTGTGTGAAAATATCCGCAGGGTCACCGCCGAGGGCTTCGAGGGCGGTGCGTCTGTCGTATGTCCACTGGGCAAAGCCAAAGCTCCCCTCCCCATCGAAGGATTCTGTACCTGTCTCAAAGCCGCTCTCCTGTGAGATGTTGCCCATGATGGCAGCGGCTCTGAGATCATCCAGTCCAAGATTGTATTTCAGGTAATCCCAGATGATGCGGGCGTTCTGTTCGTTAGCCATGGTGCTCCTTTCTGTTAATCTGCGGTGGACATCCAGTCATCGACCTTCTCCCCATATTCTTCGGGTGTCATACCATCGGGGGCATAGGTGTAATAGTAGCTGTCGCGCTGTGCGTTGATGTCGTCCACGTCCCATGTAGGTTCGGATGTGGATGTATCAGTAGAATTTCCATCTGCAAGCTCCTGCGCCGCTGTGCGCAGCTGGTTCAGTGTGACCTGCCGCGTTCTGCCCATGCTGCCACAATAAAAGGTGAAGATGCGTGTGATGGGGTTGTAGCCGATTGTGGTTTCTTCATAGTCGCGTGTGATGCCTCCATCGCAGAGGTCGTAGATGACACCATCCATAGCATCTTTGAAGTAGGCGGCATCGTTGTCTGTACCCATGTAGGCGTAGATGCCGCGCGGAAAGACACCCAAATGGTAAGTCTCATAGTTGTCTCGCACACAGCTGTTGACGGTGCTCTGGGCTTGTTCTGGGGAGATTCCTGCGTCAAGCAGGGTTGTCCATAGGGTACGCATGTCGTCGGCGACGAACTGGTTGCAGGGGTAGCCAAAGTCTGCCAAGTCTGTACTGCCGCTGCTGTGCGGAACATCATCGATGGTGAAGCCAAGCATATTCGCCTTGGCAGCAGCGGCGTTCTCATTGTGAACATCGGGGCTTTGTCGCTTGGTCTGGTTGCTGAGGGAATACAGACGCAGGGCTTCATCGTATCCTGTGTCTCCCCCGCCGTAGGCAATGCTGAGTGTCTTGAGTGTGTATGCCTCACGGGCAAGGTCGCCGCCGAAGGTGTTGGCAATGGCGGCAGGGTTGGTGATGCAGCCGTCCACAAGGGACTTCAAAAAGGGGTTGTCTCCGATGTTCACGCCGCCGTCATCCGATGGCAGGATGGAGCTGAGGATGTTCGCCATGTTGGCACTAACGCTGCTCCGTAATGCGTTCATCTGCGGAAAGTCCATGACACGGTAGGCACCTTGCCAGTCTTCCTGCGCTATGCATCGCTGAAGGAGTGGGGTTGCGACGCTGTAAAGCGCATCTTTGTCGATGGTGTAGGAGCTGATGGAGCGTCCATAGATCATGTCTCCTTTTTGTAGCCACACACTGAACATGTCGGATATCATTTGGGTGTCGGTGACTGTTCCTCCGCTGCGCCCCCCTCCACGTCCTGCGGCTGCCTGACGCTGACGCATGGCGCGTTCTTCTTCCCGCTTCTTCTGCTCGATGCCGCTTGCGATGGAGGGAATGAGAGCATTGCGCTCCCTTGCCCATGCGGGACGTGTGTGTTCAGCCTCTGCGACTTCTGCCATCGCTTCGCTGAGTGTCCCGTTCTTGATGTGGTTTTGTACCCAGTCGTATTTTTCCTGTGTGTGGAATTGGGCGTTGTATTCGTCTGCCATGCCTTTGAGGGTCGCCATAGGAAGGAGTTCGGATGCCTTCATCTCGCTCCCGTCGAAGCCTGTCTGGATGGTGATGCGATCCATCATCTGAGACAAACGAGTGCCGTCGATGTAGCCGAGCTTGATGAATTTCTCGGCAAAGTCAAGGACGAGTTTCCGCTTAAATTCCAGCGGTAAACCCATAAGGCGCACGTCGTTGACGGCTTCCTGTGCCTTGTCTGTGACGACGCCGTTGGTTTGAAGTAGGTCTGGGGCATTGAGAATGATGTCTTCAAGTTTACTCTCCGCAGCAGAGAGAACGGTCTTAACTTCGTTCTCATAGTTCTTCTTCTCCCATGTCGCCATGAGATTCCCCATATTGACGAGCTGGTTCTCGTTGAAGCCGGAGGCGAAGGCGGTCATGTTGACGGGGGCAGAATCTCCGCTGAGGTTTGCTTTCTGCCAGTCCCGCGCGAATTGGTTGTAGCGGTTTGCTTCTTCCTGTGCTGTGCGGGCTGGTGTCATGGCGTACTTTTCGTCATACGCATTCTTCATGACGGTAGACAAAAAACCGCCGCGCAGCCGCTCGGCATGAGCACGGAAGTAGGGGTTGCTGAGAGCGTCGGCGAATCCTTCCTGCTGTGCGGCATCGATGGCGTTGAGTTTCCGTATGCTCTCCTCGCTCTCGCCGCGCACCATGCGTTCTGCGTCGATGCTGCCTGTGTCGTTCAGATAGCCCTCATGAGACACACGGTAGCTGCTGAGGGCGGCGGTGAGCTGAGAGAGGTTTGCTTGCAGTTGTTCGTGACGGTTGGTGGAGGCACTGACGGTGGCAGGTGAAAAGGTGTTGTAGCGTCCGACATAGCCCGCGTCGGGCTGCGGGGTAAATTGTCGCTGGGTGCCGAGTGCTCCTGAGATAGGTGTTGGCATGGCTGTCCTCCTTTAGAAGTAGTTGATGGTCTGTTTGTCCTGACTGTATGGGTTCGGGACGTTAAAGGTGAATTTTGGCTGTTTGGGGTTGATACCCCCGAGGAAGGATGCGTAGGAGAATGGTTGGTTGGAGACTTTGTAGATTTGGTCTGCCACGTCCCAAGTGTGATGAACGCCTCCTGCACTCATCGGGGGCTTATCCTCCCCTACGCCCGCCTGTTTGCGCAGAAGTTTGATTTTCTCATCTTCCTGCCGTGCGCCGAGGTAGGCTGTGCCGAGCTGTGTAAGCGTTCCTAGCAGCGAGGGTTTCTGTACGTCGCGGATGGAGCGTATCTGCGCCCGTGTGTTGAGCACTGCCGCTTCTTTGTTGAGGTCGATTTCATTGCTCTGCTTTTGGTAGTTGCCGCGTACGCTCTCCATAGCGCGATGTGTGTCCGCTCTGCCGCTGCGCATGAGGAGGTTGGCGGTGCGCCCTCCCCCCTGCAAGCCTTCGTGGACGGCTGCATCGACGGAGGTCGCAAGTCTTCTCCCTTGTAATTGTGTCTTTTCCAGTTCCTGCACGGTTGCCTCGAAGATGTCTCTGCGCTCCTGCTCAAGGTTCTGCAAGCTGTAGTTCATGGATGTTACCATGCTACGTGCGGTGGCAAGGTTCGCGTGTCCCTGTGCCTCCAAGGCTTTGTTCTGACTGTAGATGCCGAAGATGGTGCTTGCCATCGTAAATGCCATGCCCATAAATCACACTCCTTTCGAGCGGGCGACGTAGCTGCCCTCCCACAGGAATCCAATGAGGGCAAGGGGGAGGGGCAGTGCTGAATCGATGTCGATGGTGACATCGGTGCTTTGTGCTTGTACGGGAAATTTGAAGATGCCCGTATCCTCGGGGACTTTGCCGAGGAGGTTGTTTTGGTTGGTGATGTCGCGGGCAGTCATGAGGTATCGGCACTCTTTACCGCTCCGATAGTGGACGGTGACGCAGAACCCTCCTGTGTCGGCGTAGTTGAGACGGATGTACCGCAGCATAAGGCGTCCTGTGAGGTCAGTCTCCATACGCTCCTGTTTCTCTCTCCGTATAAAGATGGGACTGAGGCGTATGTGGGTGCGGTATGGGAAGCCGATGACGATGCCTTCTGTGCCATGCTCGCCGCTGATAGTGGCTCGCCCATTCTCGATTTTCGCTTCCTGATACTTACCACTCGGAAAGACAATACCAACCCTCGGTACGTCTTTGGAGGAGGTAATGCCAAATTCTTGTGCGAGGTCGAAGGTGGTGCTTTTGGTTTCGTCATCATAGGTGGCTGTTGTGGCGATCTTTTTGCTGTCGAGATAAACACGGTAAGGTTCTCCTGCAAGATCGTCCGTTTTGTAGGTGGTGAAGTTCATCTTCTCAAGGCAGTGTCGCCCCCCTCGGTTGAGGATGACATACAAGGTGCTGCCCGCAAAGAATGCACCAAAGACGCGCCCACCGAATGTCCATCTGCTCCATGATGCTTGGACGCGCTGTTCGTTGATAAAGAGGTATTTATAAACGTACATTGCGGTAGGGTCGCCTTTGGTGAGGATGAGCAGGATGTTCTCGTTGTTGTTGGCGGTGATCTGATAGACGCCGTTCGGGATGTAGTCGGGGACGTGTGCTGTGATGTCCTGTGCGTTTTTCTCCTCGGAGACTTGCTGGACGCTGTAATACTCTTTGATGCTGGTGTATTTGCTGCGGTCAGCGGCAAAGTAGAGGTTGCGTCCTGCACGAACAGGGCGACAGTTGGGGTTGGAGGTGAAGCCGGTGACTTCGACAAGCGCGGTGTTCTTCGGGGAGAGGACGGTATCACTCCGAAGGACGAACTGGCTCTTATCCGAGAAGCAGTATAGTTCTCCTCCAAAGGGGACTGCGTAATGCAAAAGGTTGACACGCTCTGTGGTTGTGGGAACGTCGATGGGGTCGGTGTCGAGGATATCGTTGGCGGTTGTCATCCAGAAGTTGAAATACTCTGCGCTCTCGGAGCAGATGACGTTCTCCCCAGACAAAAAGACAAGACGATTGCGATGAAAAGCAATGTCGCTGATGGGATAACCGACAAAGGAGGGCAGTGGGTTGCTGTCCTCATCTCCTGCCTTACGGTCTTCCCACACGCATCGCTGAAAGACAAAGCTGCCATCGCTCTGGCGCACAAGTTCATGGGGCATGGTGGCAGGGTCAAAGCCGAGGGGGATGTCGGGTTTTGCACATTCTTTCCAAATTTTTTCTTCTTCACTATAGGTGACGTAGTAGCTCCCTGCTCCGTTGCTGTTCGGGTCGCCCGCGATGCTGAGGGTGTAGCCGTCGGGGGCGGTGGCGGGAAGGAGGCTGAATTTCTGGGCTTTGCGGACAAAGCCAAACATTGCCTGATTGTTGAAGCCGTCGGTGGTGGCGATGTCCGCTGCGCCGCGTATACGCAGCCATGAGCTGCCGACATCGACGGTGTAGCCTTTGGCGCGGATTTGCTCGGCGAGTTTCCCTGCGATGAAGTCTACGTCGATCTGCTTGGTATGGCTTTTATCTGAGCCGTCGGGGGTCTCATGACGCGCGACTTCTCTGCCGTCTACGGTGATGGTGTAGGTGCGCCCATACTGTCCCTGTTTGATGTTGACGAGTGCGCCCTGTCCCGTAAAACTGTGCGGAGTTTTGTCACTCCCCATTCGTATGGGGATGGTGCGGTTGGTGATGAAGGTGTGGTCGGCAACGGTGATGATACGCAGTGTGTCCTGCGGGGTGTCGGTGTGAAGATAGTTTTTGTCTTCGCGGTAGACGACGGGGTGGATGTTACCGTCGGTGTCAACGATAGTGATTTCATTCCGATAGAAGTGAATGAAGTATTTGGTAACCTCGTCCCGATCAACAAAATGGAGAAGTGGGGCATCATGGTCGGTGAGTGCGGGACTGAGGGAGCGAAGAAATACGCTCGGAGGGCGACGCACAAGTCCTGTTGCCTCGGTAGAAAGTCCGTTCTCCTGTGCGGCGAGCTGTTCTGGAAGCCTGAGGATGGGGGCTTGCTGACTGATGCCCGAAACGAGGTTCTTGATGTTTTGGGATATGAGCATTAGCTTCTCTCCAATACGGGTGGAACGGCGGCGACTTGCAGCATATTGAGCGGCTTCATCTCCATGTCATACTGTACGATGTCCTGATGGGCGAGGGTGAGTGCCATCTGCAAATCCTCGGAGATGGAGGCATCACCAAAGTAGCGGGCTTGGAAGTCCACGGCTGCCTTTGCGGTGACGTAGGTTTTGAATGCATCTGGGAGGTCTTCGTAGTCGATGCCCTCTATAATCTCTACGGTGATGGGTTTGTCATATTCGTAGCTGCCGCGTGTCATGTCATAGAGCCATTCCCCACGCTTGACGTAGGTGCTCCCGTCAGTGCTGTGTAAGGAAATGATGGTTCTGTCCCAAGGGATACGATGGTTGTCCATGCGGGGGCTGAGGGTGCGGGTGACTTTGTTGAAGTCCCACCCTTTGCGCTGGATATCACGATTGGTGCTTGCAAGGATGCGCCTTGCGTTGACAACATCAATATCCATGTCCCCCTCTAAGGTGGTTACGGGGGCACTGCCAATGGCAGAGAGGATATGGTTGACTGCATCCAGTTCTGTCTGTGTAACAAGCATAGTTCTCCTTTACAAAATGAAAAAGACAAAAAGGAAGGGGAAAAGAATCCCCTCCCCTCTTGTCAAATGAAGGATTGTGTCTTACTTCTTCTTGACGATGCCGAGGAAGGCACTCTCGGGGCGAAGGCCACCCATACCGACTGCCATCTTGGCGATGATCTGGTCTGCCTGATACTCAGGGCGGCGTGCCTGTTCCATGGAGAGGTCACGGAGCTTGAGGACACCCGCTGCGGTCTTGTGGCAGATGATGATGGGGCTCTTGTCTGCGTACGCCGCAGGGAATACGTGTCCGTCGCCCTGAATGACGTTCGCGTTGTCGTCGCCGCCGCGCGTGATGTGCGGGCACTCGATGACATCAAAGCCTGCAAGGCGAATGACGTTGCCCTCAAGAATAGAGCCACCCGCGCCGTAGTCACGGTTGAGGTACTCAAGTGCGGATGCAAGCGCAGAGTGGAACTCAGGCGTGAGGTAGGCGTAGCGGTCTCCTGCGGGGACGTAGTTGTTTGCCATCTTTGCCTTTGCCTCCAAGAGGATGTCGTAGATGGCGTTGCCTGTGTCGCGGTTGATGCCCGCGCCGCCTGTGATGGTGCGTTCGATGACGCCGCCCTTGCCGTTGCCCGCAACATTCTCGGTGGGGTTCAGTGCCTCCTTGGCGCACTCAGCGAGGACGGATGCGTCATAGGACAGTGCGAGGGCGTTACCCAGCTCTGCGGAATACGGGCTGCGGAAGTCGTAGTGGGCGATGAATTCGTCGAGGTCGAAGATGAGTGTGTCTGCCGTGAGAAGCCCGTCGAGGTGGATGACGCGCTCGGACTGCTGGATGTTCTCGCGCTTGTCGTCAAGGCTCTCACCTGCCTTGAGGTAGTGCGCTTTGGTACGACCGAAGACGGGGAACTGTGCGCTCTTGCCATTGGCGATGCTGCGCTCAAGGACGTGTCCGTGGGTGACGGAGGACTGCTGGAATGCGGTGAGGACTTCGCCCGCGAATACCTTGAGTGCAAGGGCGAGCTTGTCGGCGTCGGTCGTTGCAACGCCATTCTTTGCCATAGGGTTTGCGATCTTTACATTTGCCATGTGGTTTTCTCCTTAAAATAGACAAAAAAAAAATAAGCCTTAGAACAGGCTGCTGTACTGAATCTTACGGTAGACTTCCTGCGTGAAGGCAGGGTCGGTCTGGTAACGGGGGTCTGACATATCTTTTGTCATCTCGTCGGTGGTCTGGTAGCCTGTGGGCGTTCCTGCCCCCTGCGCTCCTGCCATGACACTCGGGTTCGATGTGCCGTAGGCGGCGGTCATCTGTGCCTGGATTCCTGCAAGTGCGAGCTGAATCTGGGCGATGTTGCCTGTCTGGATGGCGGCGTTGAATCCGTCGATGACGTTCTGGGGCTGACTGCCGATGAACTGGATGAGCCGTGCGTAATTCTCCTCCCCGCCCGCGAGGTTCTTGACCTCCTGCACGTAACGGTCGGCGAGTGCGTCAAGTCCTGCGAGGTAGGCATCCACCATAGGCTTGGGATAACCCGCCTTTTCCAGTGCCTTGAGGCTGTCTTCGCTGAGTGCTCCGCTCTTGTCATACTCAGCGGCGAGCGCGTCAAAGTCGATGCCGCTCTTGGAGAGCGCGGTCTTGACTTCCTGCTCTGCGCCCTGCTGCTTCTGAAAGTCTTGCTCAAGGGTCTCCTGTGGCTTCGCCTCGGGAGTGGGGGTGTCCTCAGGCTGCGTGGGCGGCTTCGCCTCGGGGGTGAGGGGTACCTCGGGGGTCGTGGTATCGACGATGACGCCTGTGTCCGTCTGGGTGACGGTGGCGTTTGTCATGTTGGGTGCGGGCGGCTGTCCGCTCTGCGGGTTCTGATTGGTCTGCTGCGGCTGTGTGTCTGCCATAGGGTCTCCTTTCTTACTGTGCGCCCTGCATCATCTGCGGGGCGACCTGCTGTGCCATCTGCATCTGCGCCATCTGCATCTGTTCCTCCTCAATCTCCTGCGGGGTCTTGACGACGGAAGATGCATCAATTCCGAGTGCGGTTGCAATCTGGGAGAGGATTTCGGTCTGCTTGACAGCGGTCTGGAATGCCTCGGGGAATACCTGTGCGTAGCGGATGAAGGTGTCGAGCTTCGCCAGGTCATGTCCTCTGCCCAATGCCTCAATGCCTGTGGTAATGGTAGGCTCTACGCCCTGTGCGCCTTGCGGCAGGGGTGGGATCGCCCCCATGCCTGTCATCTGGTTCATGAAGCGACGGACAAGGGGAAGTTGAAGTTCCTGTGCAAGGATGCTGTAGATGTTGCCGACGGTGTCCTCAAGCTCTCGGGCAACGTAGCGTATCTCCTCGGCGGTGACGCGCTCTGCGTTGCGCTGTACGGCACTGTTGAGAAGGAAGGCGTACGAGAGGCGTGCTTCGATGTTGCTGATGGCGGTGGTGGTGATCTGTAGGTCGTTTGTCTTGTTGATTTGAAGGGGTTGTATGTCATCCAAGCGTCCGCGCACAAATTCGCCTGGCTGTGCTTTTTGTAACTCACTGGGGCGTGTCATGGAGTTCGGCGCGACGATGAAGATGATGTTGCTTGCAATCGCCGCAACTTCGGTGACGGCTTTGCTAAGTGCCTCAAGGGATTTCAGATCGCCGATGTACTCATCGACAAAGCTGCGCCCGTAGGCTTCGCCATCCATTTTGCGGAGGCGCAGGGGAATCCAAGGGCTTGCGTCTTTCGGATAGCTCTGCTCACTGCCCGCGATGATGTTACCCTCGATCTCCTGATAGGAGAGGTATGTGTCTCCCTCAAGGTATGTGTGGGTGTAGACATCATACTCTTTGTGAGGCTCGATGCTGTCGCCCTCGATGCAGTTCTGTGCCTCGGGTGGCATCGCACCGTAGGCAAGGCTCTCCTTGGTGACAATCTCAATCGTGTTGCCAATTCCATCACGCGATAAGACGTAATGGTTGAGACGGTAGAGTTTCATGCCTCCTTCCTTCGGTGGTAGAAACAAGAGGACGTTGCCCGCAAGGATGAGCTGGGTCATGGCTTCGTTCATGGTGACGCGCATCTGGTGGCTCTCCATGTAGTTGGTGATTTGCCGCTCGATCTTGCTGAGGTCTGCCTCCCATTCCTGTGTCACACTCGGGTCATCGCCCATCGCCGCGCGTACTTCGTCCCCCAAAGACAAACGGAAGAAGGGGGCGTTCGGTGGGAAGAGGGCGAGCATGAGCTTGCTGGTGAGGTTGTTGACGCCGCGTGCACCGATGCTCTGATACGGGGTGGCATACTTGGTACTGCTGGTGTCGCTGTCCTTCGGGAACGCCATCGGAATGGTGAGTTCGGCGCATTTCTCGGCGCGGTCGGTGTAGGGCTTTCGTGCGGATTCGAGCTTGGCGTAAAGCTGCCTTGCTGTGGTGCGCTGCCCGCTGTCTGCTGCGCTCAAAGGTTCAGTCCTGTGCTGCCACCGATGCTCTGCGACTGCGGCTGTGCCATGAGGGCACTCTTGCCGCGCCGCTTCTTCCGTGCGCCACTCTGCTCTTCATTGCTGCGCTGTGCGGAATCGGTGGCAGGGGCTGCGGGGGCTGCGGGAGTGGGAGCCGGCTGAATGATGGTACTGCCCCCTCCACCTCCAAAGATGCTGCGGAATACGCGTTTTACTGCTCCCATTTAGTTTCCTCCTGTTTTGTAGATGGATTCGGTCGGGACGAGAAGGCTCTCGATGCCCCGCCGCTTTTTGTTGTCTGTGCCTCCCATCCGTGGGGCTTCGGGTGTCTCGCTCGCGGTGGACGCAACAAGGTCACGCCCTGTGATTGTGGGCTGCTGCACGCTTGCCTGTGGGATGGAGGGGCTGAAAATGGTCTTGATGAATCTACCCACGAATCCCATCACGTTCCTCCTGCCTGATATGGATTTCCTCAAGGGTTTCGATGATGGCATTCGCACCAATCATTGCCCCGAGGGCACGGTCGGCGTTCTCAGATGCGTTGTGGCGGTGCATGAGGTTCTGTAAGCTGAAACGCTCCCTGAGGTAGGCACAAAGTTCCTTGGAGACATACGGGATGTCCTGTTCACTGTTATCCTTCATTTGATAACCTCCTTTACATAGGTGGAACACTCCTGTCGGAAGCCACATTTCTTGTAGCCATTGCCGATCAGGTTGTTGTCCACTTGAAACATATTTCCTGCGACGATGAGGGATGCATCATATTCCTTTGCAAGGCGTTCGAGTTCGGCGGCGGCGTGTCGCTGGAAGCCGTGGGTGCCCTCTGTGGCAAGGACAAAGACTTCGCTGCACACGCGATGAGGTGTCCACCAAACGTAGCCGATGTCAAAGGCGAGGATGCCGCAGAATCTGTCTCCCTCGTAGAATTTGACGACCTGACCGCGTGCACTCATGTTGCCGAGGCAGGTGAGGGTATGCTCAATGTCCCCGTAACGCTCCATGAGCCATGAGATCGTTTTGTGCGTTTTCCATACAAGAAGTGTCTGATGCAGGATGCGACGCTCGGCGCGTGTCAGGGCTGTGCGTCTGGTGTCCATAGACGTACCTCCCTCCGCTTGAAGTCGTAGTCGCTTGCCCGCAGGATGCGTGCGACGCGTGCCTGAGTGAGTGCATCTGCCTCGGTGAGGTGCTGCTTCTCAAAGGCACGGACAACGGCTGCCCATGAGCAGTCCTCATCCAGAATGCGGGTGGCATTCACTGCGCCGATCTTGGGACATCCGCTATAACCGTCAGTGGGGTCGCCTGTGAGGGTCTGCATGAGGAAGTTGTGGTCGGCATCCTCGGTGCTGAGTTCGGCGTAGGTGTCACGCAGAAAGTCATACTGTCTGCCGGGGAGGGTTTTCATGTCTTTGTCGCCTGAGATGATGAGGCAGTTATCCCGATTCTTCTCCATGGTGGCAAGGATGCCGATGCAGTCGTCGGCTTCGAGGGAGGGACGAATGTATACGTCTCCCTCCTGCTTCATCCAATCGCAGAGTTTCCAGTAGCAAAGTGGCTTCTGTCCCTTGCGATGCGCCTTGTAGGTGGGCAGGACGCGGCGGCGAAAGTTGTCCTCGGGGTCAGACAAACACAGGAGGATGTCATAGTCCCCGTTGTAGCGATGCCAGCTGAGTGCTCTGTCGATGGCAGTATGGAGGCGGTCGGTGAAGTGTGCCTTGACCTCCTCGAAGTCAGCGAAGTAGCTGCTGATGCCACTCTCCCACTCTGCCTCATGGGTGGCACTGCTGCACGCGATGAAGGCGAACATATCTGCGTCGATCAGGAGTTTCAGCCGCATAGGATCACCACGAGGACACCGCAGAGGAAGTAGCCGAATACGAACAGGGTGGCGTCATTCGGTCGGATGGGCATGATTGTCCTCCTTTTCGTCATCGTTGAAGGTGATGCCGTAGGTCGGGATGGTGGCAAGGACGGTATTACAGTGATCGCAGTAAACTTTATAGGCTTCTTCGGTGGGATTGTGGGCGATGGTGAGATCAGTTCTCTCACATTTTGCACAGTGGACAATCAATTTTGCTTTCATTCTGCATGTTCCTTTCTGATATACAGTCCGCATCTGCACGCTTTCATTTCGCGCATGTAGCGGCACGGGCAGATGGTTGCCTCGGTATGATTCGGAAGGCACGGGCAGTAGGGTGCGCCGAACTTCACTTCGTTCATACCGAGCTTTTCGAGGGTTGAAATGACATGGTATGTCTTGGGATTGACCTGCATACCATACTGGGCGGCGTTCTTCTCAGGCTCATAGGTGCTGTTATAGTTGGGTGTATCCATCCTAAAATGCGCAGCTCCTTTCTTTGCAGGTGGCGCAGGGCTTCCCGACGCGCTCAAAGACTTCGGGACAGAGAACGCACAGGCGGCTGTGGATGCTCTCTGCAAGCTCCCGATGTTCTCGTGTTGCCCGTTTGCACAGACGTTTGGGAAGATACTCATACCATGCGCGGAAGTTGCCTGTGACGACGAGGCGGTACTTTATTCCCTTGGGCAGCATGTAGGCGAGTTCTTCCTTGCGGTAACCCTCGTCGGCGAGTGTGTGGTAGAGGCGCAGGGTCTCTTTGTTCTGGCGGTCTGCCATGAGGATGCCTGTCTCATGAAGGTCAGACAAAAGTGTCCCCCTGCTGCTCTGGACGGTAAACGACAAATGTCTGTGTCGTGTGAGCTGCAAGAGGACGGTGAGACTGCACTCTACGGAGAAGCTGGCATAGGCGTGCTCAAGGACGGAGAGATGTCCCGCCTCGATGATGTGTTTGATGGTGGCATCAGTGACTTCCTTTTGGTAGCACTGCGATGCGGCGGTCTTGAGGAGGGTCATAGGGTTAGGGGTGTGGGAGATGAGGTGGACGTTAGGCATAGCGTCTGCCCTCCTTACGCTGGGGCTGCTTCTGCTTGAGGTCTACGCTGCATCCGCACGCGCAGGTAACGCCCCGCACGGCTGCGCCGTAGAGACGCAGGAGGGTCTTGCCGCACTGCGGGCATTTGAGGTCTTTCTTAATCATGGTGCTTTCTTCCTTTCGTCAATGGCAGTCTGCCCAGTTCTTTCCAATCTTGCCTTCGGTGTCGAGCTGCATCCGAAAGCCGAAATACTCCTGTGTCTCACGCATGGCGGCTTGTGCCGTGTCTAAGACGAGCTGTGCGATCTCGGGGGTGCGACACGCGCACTGAAATTCATCATGAATCCATGCCATGAAGGCAAAGTCCCCATCCCAACCATGCTTTAGTCCCTGCTCAATGAGGTGTTGCTCGGTTAGGACAATCCACTTCTTACAAATCAAAGCACCTGCTGACTGCAATAGTAGATTAAGAGCAGAATGAGGGCTACGAACGTGCAATAGCCGTCCATCGAGACCTCGAAGGTAATGTCTTTTCCAACGTACAATCCGACCTTTATCCGTTTCGACAAGAGCGTTTTGCACGGCGTCGCGCAGGTTCTTGATGGCGGGGGTCGCCTTGAGGAATTTACGTTTGATGGCTTTTCCATCTGTGGCATCTCCTTTGATGATGTGTCCAATCTTGGCGTCTCCTGCACCATACAAAAATGCGTAGATGAAGGTCTTCGCCTGATTGCGTTCGGGCAGTCCCGCCGCCTGTTGGTTCATGGTGTGGATGTCACCGTTGAGGATGGTATGGGCGTACTGCCCGCCGTCATAAGGTGACATATAGTGTGCAAGGCATCTGAGTTCCAGTCCGCACGCATCGACGCCGACCTGTGTCCATCCATCCGCATGAAAGAGTGCCCTGCATTCCCGCCCATAAGGGCTGCCGACGGCGGGGACTTGGGCGATGTTGGGGCTGGCGTGGGCGGCTCTGCCACTGACGGTGCCATTGGTAATGACGTGTCCATGGATGCGCCCATCCTCCCCTACCATGTCAAGCCACGCGTTCTTGCCGTCGGCGAGCTGTCCGAGACGTTTGCCGATGAGAAGGCTCTCCTCCATGATGGCGGCGAGGCTTCGGACGCCCTCGGGGGCTGTGTCATCATCCTTGATGAAGCGGAAGGTCTCGTCGTCGATCTTCAATCGGTACTGCATGAAGTCATCACAGTCCTCGGGGGTGTCGTAGAGGTCGGGGTTATCGGGGTGGTACTGGTGCATCTGCCGAAAGACATACTCGATCTGCTGTCGGCTGTTCGGGTTGAAGTCTTTGTACCGCTGGATGGGGACGCCCTTGACGTAGCCAAGTCTCTTGTTGTCCCGCTTCGGGATGAATACTTTGTCGGGAAGCGGGGGGACGGCTGCGGTGAGCTGTGCGGAAAGGACTGCGCTGCGCTCTCTGAGTGTGCGCTCCAATCGCTCTGCGCCCTCTCTGTCAAAGGGAAAGCCGTTGCGCTCCTGCTGTGCCATAAGCCATGCGGCTTCATGCTCTAAGCGGATGGCACGTTCGCTGTATGCTGCCCGCATAAGACGCTCCATGAGTTTCACGGTGACAACAACGTCTTGGATGCAGTAGTCAAGCATGGCGGGGGTGTAGCTGTCCCATGCGTTCTCCTGCGCTCCATAGTCACCCTTGTATTCGCCGAGGCGGTAACCCCATGCTCTGAGGCTGTGGGATTTGTAGAGTTTTGAGGGGAGCTGTCCGCTGCGCATAAGCCCGAGGTCGGTGGTCTCCAAGTTGGAATATATGAGGCGCGAGAGGATGAGTGTGTCCAATACCTGCTCGCGCTGCTCGCGGGAGACAATAAAGTTAGGGTAGAGTTTACGGAGCGCAGGGATGTCAAAGGCGATGATGTTGTGTCCTGCGATGGTTTCGCCCTGCGCGAGTGCGTCGATGAGGAGACGGACGCCGTTCTGTACGGTGGATGGGTCAAAGCCAATGGTCTTGCCTGTGGCGGTGTCGTGGACTGCCATGCAGTGAAGCTGGGTTGTGTCCTCTAAAAGACCATTCGTCTCGATGTCGAAGATGAGCATACGCGCTCACGCTTTCACGCCGCAGTATTTGTTGACGAAATAGACCTGCCCCTTGCCTGTGACGCGGGTGGTGGTCTGGATGAGGGTTTCGCCTTTCGGCGTGCTGATGGTGCGTTTCTGGATGACAAACAAGCCCATGTTCGCTGCCCGCTGGGTTGGGGTGTTGTGGTCTGCGCTCTCGCTGCGAATGAGGTAGCCGTCGGCGCGGAGGGTCTGGAACAATCGCTTTTCCCCTGTGTCGTAGCCGTTCTGTTTCAGAATCTTGGCGAGTTCACGGATGAGGATGGTGCCTTCGCTGTCCGCGACGGATTCGGCGAAGCGGACTTTGGGTGCGTCGAGCGCAATCCGTTCGGTGGCGGCAGTGAGCTGTGCGCGTGCGTCGGCAAGCATTTGGTTGGAGTAGACGAGGGCGCGGGCGACGACTTTCTCGGGGGTGTTCCAGTCTTCCTCAAGCTGAATGAAGTAGCGGCGTACTTCCTTCCCCTTGTCCGTGCGCTGCAACATGGCGATTTCTTTTGCCATGGAGAGGGTCATGAGGTGGTCTACCTGTGGGCGACCCGCGCCCTCCGAGATTTTGCTCAAAATTGAGCGAAATTCTTTTCCCTCCGTAAAGCCATATTCACACATACGCGGAAACCAGTCTTTATAATGTGACCGAACTTCCAGTGCCATGTGGAGCTGCCGTCCGCTGATGCGGATTTCGCCTGTGCCTTCCTCGGTGATGGGGGTGATGAGCATGTTTGTCATGATTCATTTTCCTTTCTTAGCTGTAGTAGCGGCGTGCGGCTTCTTTCTGCCGCGCGTCGGAAAAGCTGCTGATGCGGCGCAGGTAGCCGATGATGCGTGTGCCGTAGTCGATGTCCTTACTGCCGCAATGTTTGCAATCCTGCCGCGTCTCGGGGTCGATGTTGCCGCAGGTGTTGCAGATGGTGCATCGGGTGTTGGTTGTCCAGTAGGGTACGCCGTTCTTTCTGCACAGCTCAAAGATTTTCTTCGCCTGTGTAAAGGTGAGGAGTTGCTCAAGGTTGAGGTGTAGCGCACTGCCGCCGTCAAGGTGCTCGGTGATGTCCTTGCCATACATCTCGATTTTGTCAAGGATGGTAAGGTCATCGTCCTCGACGCGGTAGAAGTAGGAGTTGTAGCAGTCACGCTGTGCGGGGTAGCCCGCTTCCCTATCCCACTTGGCGTTTTTGACGCCGAGGTTTTCGGCGGGGACAAATTCGGTGTTGAAGCGGTAGCCATACTTCTGCAAGGCTTTCTTGTTCTCTGCCTTAAATAAGGCGAGCGTCTCAGCAAGGAATTTCTTGTAGTCATCGTTGTTGTCGATGGTGTAGCCGCAGTATTCTGCTGCCTCAACGACGCCGTTCAGTCCGATGGTGAGGAACTGCTTGGAGATGTCCATGAAGCCCGCTGTGTAGGCAGGGAGCAGTCCTGCGGCGATGTAGTCCTCATAAAGCATACGATGTGCGATGAGGTATTTGTGTGCACGGTGAATCAATGCACGCAGCTCACAACGTGCTCTGTCCTCTTGATGAAAGCGGTGCATATTGATGGTGATAACCTGTGCACTGCCTGTGACAACGCCGCCCGCGCCGAGGGTGTAGCTGAAGGTGTTGTCGGCAAGTTCGTTGCGGAGACGGCAGCAGGACGCAAGGCTGTCTACGCTGTCAGACATATAGACAAAGAAGCTGTGTCCTTTCTCCATCTGTCCTGCACAGTAGTCGCGGAAACGCTCATCGGCGAAGCCGTCCTTTGTCGTGAGGAGGCTGGCGGTGAGGACGGGGAAGGTCAAGAGTTCCTTGTGACGCTCCCTCCGAAACCACTCCATGAAGAAGATTTGCAGTTCACGGGTGGACTGCATATCGACCTGTGTACCGTCGGGGTAGTAGAAGCCGCCGAACATTTCCTTCATGTAGGGACGGTCAAGGACGCTGATATTCCAGAACACACTTTGATCGCCCCGTGCGCTGGCGGGCTGGTTGAGGGCGTAGACGACGCCCTGTAGTTCCTGTGCGACTTCCCTCGTATGTGTCTTGAGGTAATCTTTGCCGTAGGTCTTGCGGGCAAAGTAGTCGAACATATGCAGGAACTCGACGGTGGCGACTGCGCCCGCGAAGTTGCTGGCGATCTGGTAGATGAGGTTGACGAAGCTGCCACAAAAACTTTGGAGGTTCTTGGGTGCACCCGAGACGCCGCCGACGCTCTTTGTCCCCTCCAAGAGGAAGGGATAGAGGCTGATGGAGGCGCAGTAGGGTTTGAGGCTGGTCTCATCGTGGATGTAGATGAGGTGGTTTTTGAGGTCGTTGATGTAGCTGTTTGCCACAGCATCACCGAAGCGTTCACGCAGTTTCTCACAGACCATGCGGCGGTTGAGTTCGATGGTGTAGGGCTTATAAAGCTCTGCCTCAAGGGTGGCAAGGGTCTTGTGCGTGACGTTGGCGTTGCTGTCTACCTCGCTGCCACTGGCGGGGTTCTGTGCCTCAATGTAGTGGTGGATGAAGCCGAGGCGGTCACGTATCTGTTCGGGGGTTAGGTTCATGGAACTCCTTTCTGGAATAGGTGGGTGAGGTTGTGGAAGATGGTGTCTGTCTGTATGTATGAGCCGCTGCGGTCAAAGACAAAACGGGCTTCCAATTCGTAGAAGCGTTGGTTGGTACGGGGGCTGTCCAGTCCCCCCAGTTCTTCCTGATATGAGCCTGTTTTGAGCCAATGGAGGCTGCCGCGCCGTGCGATTTCTTTGTCGCGCTCCTCATCATCCCGCCCTGAGTACAGTCCGAGGGGGAGGATGCTGCCAAGTGTCTGGCAGATAGTGATGAGGTCGTCGTCGCTGATGCCGTTGGTTGTGCCGCCCATGAGGACGATGGCGTCTGCACCTGTCTTGGTTGCGCGTTCTGTCATGTGTGCTACACCTGCAAGATCAGGGGGTGAGATGACGGTATCCGAGAGGTAAGGGCTGTGGCAGTTCGGACAGTGTTTTGAGCAGTTTCCAAGCTCGATGAAGTAGGCGATGTGGTCGGGAATCTCGGTGAGGGTGATGCCTGTGCTGACAACAGGGACTAGAATGGGCATTCGTCCTCTTCTCCTTTCTGTGTGTCTTTCGGTGTGTCGAGAGGGTCGATGGGTTCGAGGCGATTGGTCTTTTTGTTGAATCGTACTTTGTCGGCAAGCCCTGTGTCTCCTGTGAAGCGACATTTTAGGACACGCAAACGCAGCACGTTGCGCTCGTCCTCGTCCTCTGTCTGCTGGTTGCGCTCGATGGCGAGGATGGTGTCGGGGAGCTGTTTGAGGCTGCCGCTGCCTCTGAGGTCGTCCATGCTGATTGTCCCGCCCTGCTCGAAGGGGCAGCTCTTGTTGTCTGTTTTCCGCAGGTGGGAGACAACAAGGATTCCTGCGCGTGTCTCCTCAACGAGGCTGCGGAGGCTTGTCATGAGGCGGTCGATGGTGCTACGCTCGTCCCGTGCGGCGTCATCCATAGCGGTGACTGCAATGGTGATGTGATCTAAGACAACAAAGTCGCAGCCGCCTGTGACGATCATGTAGCGTATCTTGTCGAGCAGGTTATCACTCTCGATGCTGCCGAAGTGGTCGTAAAGGAGGATGCCGCCGTCCGCAAATACCTCGCCGTAGTGTTGTCGCACTTCTTCTTTGACTTTTTCGCTCCACATGAGATGCAGGGGCTTGCTGAGGTGAATGCTCATAAGGTCGCGCAGGGTTTTCTTTGGGGCTTCCTCAAGCATTATCATGCCGACGCGCAGCCCGTGTGTCATATGCAGGTCGTAGGCAAGCTCCCGCGCTGTGGTGGATTTACCGATGCCGCTGCCCGCTGTGAGTAAGATCATCTCTCCTTTGCGGATGCCGCGTGTCATGCGGGTGAGCTGCTCTGCCCACGGGAATTCATAGCCCTCGGTGTCTCCGTCGTCTGAGAGAAGGATGTCCAGCATATCTTTGCCGTTATGGATGCCGTCAGGTCGGTATTCCTCGGCGTTCCAGATGGCAGAGATGATGTAGTCTGGCTTGCCCGCCAAGAGACATTCGTTGGGGTCTTTGAGCGGGAGGTGGGCAATCTTGAGGCGTCCTGGCGGGAGGATGCCGCTGAGTTTGCGGACGGCTTTCTGTCCTGCTTCGTCTTCGTCGAACATAACGATGACTTCCTCGAAGCCAAGAAGCCAATCCAGATTTTCTCGGAAGATTTTGTCTGCGCTCTGGCAGCCGAATGGGATGGAGACAACAGGGTATTTGTTGTCCTGCACCTGTGATACGGTGAGGCAGTCGATCTCACCCTCGGTGACGCAGAGCTTACGCCCGCTGTGGTAGAGATGCTGTCCGTAGAAGCGGTGCTGTTTTTTCCCTAAGACACAAAAGTTTTTGTCTTTGTCGCGTGTCTTCTGGAAGATGGCGCGTCCCTCGTCGTCGTAGTAGGTGGCGACCTGTAAGGGGTTTCCATCATTGTCTCTGGTGTATGTGTACTGGTATTTGCGGCAGGTGTCTTCGCGGATGCCGCGTGCCCGTAGTGCACGGTACTCCATGTCCCCAATGGGGATGAGGTGTTTGCTCACTGCATTCGTCCTTTCTCTTGTTGTACGCGGCGTCCATTTCGCACAGACAAAGCAGTAGCTATGGTCGCTGTACTCTGTCATTCCGTCACTGCTGCCGCAGTCGGGGCATGGGAGATGGGCGCGGATGATGTCGCTCATACTGCCTCCTAGTAAATAGGCGTAAGGTTGTGTTCCCGTGCGATGGTGTCGATGGCGCACGAGACGATCATGTAGCGTATTTTGTCCAGAAGGTTGTGTTCCCGTGCGATGGTGTTAATGGCGGCGCGTTGGAGGGCTGTGGGATGCCCCTCGGGTGCGCCCATGAGGAGGATGCAGATTTTGTCCTGCCAGCCCTCGATGGAGGGGTCAGCGTGCTGGGTAATGGGCAGTCCTGCCTCTGCCCTACCGTCGGGATGGATGATGTAGTGGTAGCCGATGCTGAACCATCCTTGGCGCATGACTAACTTTTCGTATTCGTCGAGCGGGATGTCTGCCATGTTGTAGTTGATCGCTATTCCTGTGGTTGCATCCCGCTCCTTGAAGGTGAGGTTCTGTGGGTTCATGTTTAGCTCTCTTTCTTTTTGGGCTTCTCCTTCAAGCCCTGTGTGTCTTTCTTCGGTTCACGGAACCATGCGGCGGGGATGAGTTTCGCTGCATAGAGGAAGCCATGCTTTTTGCACCAGTCTGCATAGGTGGTCTTGCTGCCCTTGTAGAGTTTGTGGGAGGGGCTGCTAAAGACGAACCGTATGTCAAGGTGCGGGTATTGCTCCCTAATCAGCAGGTGTTTCTGGCGGTCGGCGGTGTCGAAGATGCCCTTTGCCTCGATGATGATGCCGTTGGCGAGAATGAAGTCGGGGGTGTATGTGTGGGTGCTCGCGGGGACGGTGTAGGTAAGCGTGTGCCGCTCATAGACCTCTTTGTCTTCAATGGTTTTGATCTGGCGTGCAATGCTGTCCTCTAGTCCCGAGCGATGTCCCCTGCTCGGCGTATAGCTGTATTTGCCCCCTCTGAGGTGTCTCAGAAGTCCTCCTCCTCGGCAGCAGGTGCGTCGTCAAACGGCGTAGGAGCAGTGTGCGTGTAGCCCTCACACGCCTCAAAGCCAAGGGAGGCTGCCGAGACGCTGCCCGCTTCCTTGAGTTCAATAATCTGTACGCCTGTGAGGCGCAGCGACACGCCGTAGTTCTTGTCGTTCATGTAGAACGGGACAAGTTCGTAGGCGATGCGCCCGCGTGTGCCGCTGCCGATGCTCTCGATGTCTGCGCTGATTTCTTTGCCCGCTGCGTCGAAGATGGGGACACGGCGTTCCCATGCGCCGTTCTTGGTCTGGATGACGCGCTGCATTTTGAATTTGAAGTAGTCTTCGCCCTTGTACGAGGTGACGCCGTTCGCGTAGTCGTACTTGTACTTGTGCTTCTTCCCCTCTTCGCTCTCAGCGAATTTCTGCCATTCTTCGTCGATGGCGATGCTGAGGGCGTGACGGTCGGCATCGGTTTCGGGGAGGAAGGAGACGGCGAACTTGCCTGTGTCCTTGCCCTCGAATTTCTCGGTCTCGGTGAGGTGCGGGAACATGAATGTCCCGACGGCGGTTGTGCCTTTGCGGTAGGTTGACTTTGCCATGATGTGTTTTTCCTTTCTGGGTGTGGATGGGTGAGTAGGTGTTTTCCCCTTCTTCTTGTGTGCCACCTGTGGAAAGCCTTGCGGCTGTAGGGCTGCGGTGTTTTTGGAAAATCTGTTATCCACAGTTTCCACAATCAGCGAACATTTGGTTAGATTTTCAATTCCTCGCCCTGTGCGGTCTGGTGAAGCCACAAGGCATACTGCAAGATTTTCGCAGTTTCTTTGACCTCTTTGTCTTTCTTGCCGAGACGGCTGGTGTACTTGATGATGTTGCCACGCAGGAAGCCCATGAATGCCTCCTTGCTCATCTGTGCCCGCATGAGCTGGATGGGCTGTACTGCGCCCTGATAGTGTACGTCAAATGCTGCCATGGATGGTACCTCCTGTGCTGCCCGACGGTGCTGCGCCTCGCTCGGTCATGGTGAGGATGTCAACTTCCTGAAATGTAACGTCGATGTTCTTCTCAATCATGATCTGGGCAATACGTGAACCAACAGGAACGCGGACGGTCTCGCTCCCAAGGTTCTCAACGATGAGGTTCAGCTCACCGCGATAGTCGCTGTCGATGATGCCTGTCTGGTTGGCAAGGCGCAGCTTTGTGGTGAGTCCCGTGCTGCTGCGCAGGAATACCTTCATGTGGTAGCCCTCAGGTATCTCGAAGGCAAGACCTGTGTGGATGAGGTGTGCCCGCTCTCCTGCGCTGTGCGGCGGGATGTCGGCGGTCTCAGATGTGTAGACATCAAAACAGGCTGCGCCGTCGGTCTTCTTCTCAGGCAGTCGGACGCCCGCATGGAAGCGGTTGACTTTGACGGTGATGGGTTGTGGCTGGTTGATTGTCATGGGGGCTGTCTCCTTTCGTGATAAGACAAAAAAAAATAGACGGGGCGGTTTCCCCTTCTTCTTGTGTGCCACCTGCGGAAAGCCTTGCGGCTGTAAGGCTACAGGGTTTGGGCATAAATGCCCTAGGAAGACAAACAAAAAGCCCTATCGGAGGGCTTTTCTGAAAAGACATACAAGATATATATATATAATACTTATATCTTTTCTTTCTAGGAGTGTAGTAGTGTAGTGTCTATAGGTAACTGTGTGGATGCTTAGAGTTACTTGAAGATGTTTTTATCTTCTTCTTGTGTACCACCTTGGAGAAAGATTAAAAAGAGCAAGGAGGTGGTTGTCTCCATGCTCTTTTTCTATTGTTTTTCTGTACTAAGCGAAACAATAATTTGACTTCTTGACTTCTTCCAAATCTAGTTTCCCAAAACTCGGAAGATTAGGAATTTTATCCATATCTTCGTCCGCGATGAGATACGAGACTTGATGCAGGAAGGTGTCAAGGTGGTTCTGGTCTTTGTAAAGGTTCACAAACTCCTCTCTAATTGTCTTAAAAAGTTGTCCTGCGTGCGCTGCATCAGTGCCGAAGCTGTCATGAATCATCATGAAGTTTCGGTTGCCCTTTGCAAATTCGCTGTTGACAACGCGCTGCAAGTGTGCTGCATCCATCGAATGAATAAAGTTCGGTGAGATGCCCTGTGCCTGTTTCCGTGTGTCGACTTCTCCCTCCTTCTCTGTCTGTGTGTAGAAGCGTACGCGGGCTTTGTTGAAACGCAGTTGCACGACTTCCTGTTCCATCATCATGTAGTTTTGCTGGACGGGCAGTCCGTTCGGGGTTGTCCATGTAACAACGTGGTTGTCTTTGCAAATGAGAGCTGCGACTTCCTGTAACCACGCCATGCCCTCGACTGCCTTGACAACGGTCTGCCCAACGGCGTCCCAGATGAGCTTTGCCATGTAGCCCGCTGCTTGGTTCGGGCTGATAAAGGGGTTGTCGTCGGGATGGTCTAAGATAAAAGGGGTGATGATGTCGCTCAGTAGATTCTCACGGAAGCCATATTGCTTGCTTCCATAGGCTAGTGTCATGACGCTGCGTTTGCATACTTTGCGGGTGATTCCGTCTTGAGAATACTTTAGTCTGTTAAAGCATATCCAGTTCTGCGCAAGGGTTTTTGTGCCGTAGGCTTTGCGCGGCTTGCCCTCTGCATCTGTGACGATCTCTCCGTCCTTGTTTGTCTTCCATCCGTCCTCTGTGCCGCTCTTTGCATCCTGCAAGAGTGTGACGTTGACCTTGTCGGCGACGATGTTGTAGATGTCCTGCACGCTGTCACTTGGCAGGAGGTTGACGGCTGCGCCTCCGATCTCGTCCCGCAGCAAGCCCGAAAAATGCTGTAAGCCAGAGCAAGTGCCGTCGAAAGCGACGGGCAGGGAAGACATAAAGCCAATGGCTGTGCCGTGTTGTGCCTTGTAGGATAGGAGCTTGCACCATTCAAGACAAAACGCGAGAAATTCCATAGGGTAGTCGTTCTTGGCAACGTCCGACCACCATGTAAAGCTGAGCGGGTCTGCTGCGGATGCGAGGATGTTGTCTTTATTGTCCTCTATCCACTTGACGCGCTCATCGAATGGGAGCTTGTCACGTCCCGCTAGGTTTGCGCCGTGGATTGCTAACCAGTCCTTGTCACTATCCGACGCAAGCGGCGACGGTTCTGCAAAGAGGAGCAGGGCTTTTTGGATGTCGTCGCCTTGCGGGCTGATTGCTGTCGGGATGGGATAACAACGCCCCCTATAGTCGATGTTCCACGGGAAGTAGATGCGCTCATATTCTGCGAATCTCTCTGCGGTTTTTAGTGCGATGTGACAGCGCAAGGCTTTTGTCTTGCGTGCTTCTTCCTGTTTGTAGATTGCGACCATTTTTCGCTTGTGCTCTTTTAACTCCTCTGCGGGTCTATCCTCAGGCAAATTGGGGAGCTGCGGGATTGGTTCGGTGCGCGGGACGCCGCCAAGCTCCCCGCCGCTTGCGTAGATGCTCTTGAGCACGCCCAAGATGTCACGATTGAGGACAAAAGGGGTCTGCTGCATAGCGTTGAGGACGCTGTAGATTGGGTCGAGGTTGATGGCGTTGAGTTTGTTGACATAGGCGTTGATCGACGGGTTGCTTGCCGCTCCCTCCATGCGGATGAGCTTGACGCCTAGGGTTGACGCTCCGTAGTAGCCGCCGCTTTGCGGGGTTGTCCATGGTTTCGGCGGGATAATGGTCGGGATGTATTTGATGGCGTTCGCAATGGTTTTGTCTTCGTTTGCGAACCATGCTTTTTCAAACCATTCCGACATGATGAGACATTTGATTTTTTTGTTGTCTAGGTGTTTGTCTACGATTTCGTAGTAGGCACTACCCGCGACGAGCATTTCTAGGATTTTTGCGCCTAGTGCAAGCTCTGCTTGCTTGTCCCATTTAAGCCCCGTAAATCCCTCTTTGTTCATACGATTGACTGCATAGACAATCCGATAGGAATTGCGGACGCGCTGTGCGATGCCTTTGTCCATCGAGTGCTGCAATTTCTTTTTGTCTAGGTCTTTTGTCTCCTGCGACCACTGGAAGAAGCGTTCGACGCTTGCCTCCCGCATGACGCTGCGTCCGATGCATATTGCAACGTTGGAAAGTGTCTGCTGCTGCATCTTGTGTGCAAGGAGGACGCAGTCGATAGCGGTGCTGTGCCCAATGAGGATAAGCATGTCTTCAAGCTCTGTTACGCGTCCCCTGTAGATAGACACAAGCTCTTTCATGGGTGCTACCCAATTACCTTGTGTGGTCTTTTTGGGGTTTTGTGCATTTTTGATGAGTACGCTGATGTTGGTGCGGCTGCTCTCCCAGGCATGTTCCATAAGACGACCTGCAAGTTTGCTACTCCCAGCTTCTCCATTGCGCCGAACGGTTTCAAGGATGATTTTCATGCGCTCCTCTGCGTTACGTTTCGCCTCGTCCTCCAAAAGGAGCTGCGCGTCGTAGAGGTCGCCGTACTGCTCTTTATACTTTTCATATTCGGTCATTTTGTGTGCCTCCTTGTTTTGTCTTCTCCTTGTGTGCCACCTAAAAATTAGATCTTTTGTTCTAACTCGGGAATAAAAAATAGAAGCCTGTGTTATCACCTCCCTTCTCTAGGATAAATAGACTATTTGTTGCACTGCATCGTTATTCAGAAAGTGCTTCTTCCCATTCGCGACGGATGAGTGCGACCGTCTCCGCGTCATAGGTGATGCAGTCGCATTCCTCCTCATCCCGTCCACGCCGCAGGTAGTCACTCGTATAGACAAGCTCCTCTGCCAGAAAGAGGACGACTTGCACCATGAATTTTTCTGGGTTGCTGAACGGGTTCGGCGTAATGTCCCAGTCTGTAGCCATGTCGTCTACCACATCTGCGAGGTCGTGGAAGTGTTCGGTGATCCATTGCTCTGCCTTGTAGGTGCTATAGGTCATGGAGCCGTCGATATTCTCACCTTCAAACAGTGTGAAGGCGAGGTCTGAAACGTATCCGTCGCGTCCCTCCATACCTTCCAACGCATCAATCATGCGTTCGAGCACGTCGCGTTCCAGAGCGTTCAAGGTTTTCATGATGTATTCTCCTTTATATATATATATATGCACTATGTTCTCAGAACGGGATGTCGATTGATTCAAGATACTTGAAATATTCGTATGATGGATATGATTTGGAGTGCATGGAGGAGACACAAGGACTTGCGTCCCCTCCACGCCTAGAGCTAGACCAAACTTTTCAGAATCTCGTCAAGGTGTACGCGGTGCCCACGCGTCGTGAAATACAGGCGTCCCGCAGCGGTCATGTTGATCTTTGTCGTCGTCATGCGGCTATCAGGCTTCCCATCATAGAACCACATGAAGCGAATCTTATAATCCCGCTCGTCGATGTGGTAAACCTTGAGACCGTGGAAGGCACTTTCGGCGTATGTCCCGATTACGTTAAGCATGGTTATACCTCCTCTATTACCTGATACCCCGCAGCCGTGAAGTGTGCGCGGTAGTCGTTGATTGCGCGGGACGTGCTACGCGTGTTATATCCTGCGTGGGTAAGGATGATACGATGATTCACATCATCGACAAGGCAGATCGTGTTTCCGTGATAGCGGAACGCACGCGTGAAGCCGTTGACAAGCTTTACCTCTCCTTTGTGGAGAACATTGCCCCACGTCCCCACTTTGTGACCGCGTCCCGTGTAGTAACACGTTGTCACTACATCGTTCAGATACTGAACCGCGTGGTTGCCTATTTGCGCGTCCCGATCCGCTCCTACGAGCTTTTCCAGTGCCTTCATCATTTTCTTCATCCTCCTAGTATGTCTTGCGTCTATCTTTCGGGCGGGAGCAAGGGACGCTTGTCCCTGCTCTCTTTGCCCGTACTTCTGTCTTACTCGTCGCGTTCGTGCTCATGGTACAAGTCCATGATATCGGCGAGTTCGAACCAGATAAAATCATTTACTTCTGTATCTGTGGGAGGAATACCAGAACTGTCCTGCACCATGTTGCAGAATTCTTCGATGTGCTCCATCGCTTCATCCTCACGGTTCTGCTTCTGCACCTCTTTCAGCGTGTCGACCGCGCCGCTCCATGAATTTTCAAGAAGCTGCCAAAAGCCGTGATAATTTGTGGTGACCGTAATGCTAATCATTTTTAGTACCTCCTATCAAATAGCTATCTGTCTATCTATCAGAGGAGACACAAGGCTTGCGCCTCCTCCTTGCTGCCATTTCTCAACCGCCTAGCTCGTTGATCTCCTTGACAAGGCGGTATATCTCTGTTTCCTGCTCTCTGGTCTTATGGAGCAGGAAGTCATAGTTATCGGTGCGATCCTTGAGAACCTGATACTTGGAAAACCATTCGTCCCGTGCTGCTTCCAGTTCCGCAATGCGGGCTTTCAGCTCGTTATTTTCATTTTCCATGTGGTCAATTCTCTCCCATAGGAGTGGACCACGCTGTATAAGATACTTATAAAATTCACGGGGAATGTGGATTTCCTCTTTTTCCAGCTCGTCCCGTGCTGCTTCCAGTTCCGCAATGCGGGCTTTCAATTCATCCACGAGACGCGCCGCCTGGAATAGTTTGCAAGCGTGCTCAACCGCTGCGTTTGCAGCCTTGTTCAGATTCGTGTATTCGGCGCGTGTGATGGTGATGGTCTTGTTGTTTTTCATTGTGCATTCTCCTTTTGTAATACCGTTGGTAGGACAAAACTTTTGAAAATTTTTTGTCGTTTGGGGTTTGTGCTTTTCCCTTGCGACACCTGTATAATAACATATTGTCCTACCATTGTCAACCCATTTTTTGAAAAAGTTTTTGAATGACAAAAAATAGCTTGTATGCTATACTTTTCCCAATGGTATTACATTCTAGGAGGTGATAACATGAAAGACACAAAAGATAAACGTTTGAATATCCGAATTGATAAAGAATTTAAGAGTGAGCTTGAAAAGGCAGCGGATGATGCAGGTTTAACTTTATCGGCTCTAACAATGATGTTATTGAAGAAGTGGTTACGAGAACAGCAGAAAGACACAAAATAAAGACAACAAAAAAGCCCTACACAATGCAGATCGTTGCTGCACGTGTAGGGCTTAATTCCTGCACTATAAAGATAGGGTTTTCTTTATAAGTTCGATATAATCCATATCTAAAAAGTAATCATGTTGTGTATCCGCACTATCTATAAGTCGTAAAACTATTTTAGTACTGGGAAATTTGAAAAGTGCTTTTAAATCCCCCTCTAAAAGTGGAGAAATCATAAAGTGGTCTGTAGTATATTCTAATCCCGTATCTCTCCTATGGTCTTTAGATGAAATGCTCACGCTTCTAAAATCAGATAACAGAATTACTTTTTTTATATCTATGGGTATGTCGCTGTTTAATTGTAAAATTGATATATTCCCTAAAATAAGTGTATTATCTTTATAGAAGAAGCTAACCTCTGTCATAAGTGGAAACTTATTAGGTACTAATATAGCGCATGTAGTCCCCTTCTTTAATACTGGATAACCAATATTAGGGTTATTTATAATTTGTTCGTTGTATTTAGCTGTGTTAGGATAGGCGAATGTGATAGAACATATTAATAAGAGGAGAGAGGCTATTATATACACGCGTCGAAACATTCTTTACATCTCCTTTAACACATACATTAAGACACGCTAATTATATCACACATCCCGCCGATTTGTACAGCTTCAACCCCACGCCTTTTTAGGCACTTGTTTTTATGTCTCAACCCTTAGACTGCCTATTCGATGTTTTGAACAGTCCTAGGGCTATTTACGGCTGTTTTATGCGGCGTTGTGTGTTTCTCTTTATGTGACTGTGAGGAGATCAGGATTTAATATATACTAAGTAGATATGTTTTATATGTTTCAAAACAGATAGATAAGAGTATTAAAACATATCATTCCACTATGTTTTATATGCAAAAAGCACCGATAATCGCAACATCCTTTAGTACACTAAAGCAATTTTTTAGCTACCCTCCCCTCCCGAACGCGATCCGTATTGACAGACAACAATTATTTTGTGATAGACAACAAGACTGGTGCTAATCATAAGCACCTATAGGATACTTGACGCTATGAGACACAAGCGTTATAGTGATTCTACTAGATATATCATATGACGCGCACGTACGCGTATGCGCTGAGATGAAGCTAGGCGTTCATTTTTCGTTGAGAATGAAACCGTTTTTGACAGTTCGCTTCAAGAACGTGCGCCCATGCCTAGGCGTGCATTATGCGTACCTGCACGCGCCCGCGCTGAA